CGTAGGGCACCACCAAGTCTTGTGGCTCAATGAATTTTGACATGGCCCTACTTACTGCCGTGTCGTAATACACCTTTTTAAATGCGGTGCCTGCGAGCGGCAGATAAAACAGCAACATATCTAGCTCGGGATCGAACTCCTGCATCACATTGAGGATGTAGAAATTCATAAACTCTTCGACACGAGAGGCTTGAGCCTCCGTTTCAGGAGTGCGCGCGCCAATTATTTCAGTTTTGACGGGGCCCTTTGCAGGCAACATTTCTTTGTAAGCCTGCGCTTGGAACTGAGTGACGGCTTCGGCAAGAATCGGGTGGATAACGCCAGATGAGCCCTGAAATGGCGAGCTTCTCATCTCGTCAAACTTCATGCCCAGATACTTCAACCCGTCGACATAGGTCTTTTCCCAATCGGCGCGGCTTTCTTTGTCATTTTCGATGTTGGCAATCGTTTCTTTTGCCAAGATCATCAGATCAGTATCGTCTACAAAGTCGACAAGATTCGCGTCAAAAGGTATTGCGGGCGGCCCCTCTGGCGGGGCGTCAATTTCGTCATCAACAAGAATGCCGTCCTCTGTTACCAAGATTTGCGCCGCTTCGCGAACTAAGTCTTGGCGGCTGGGCTCTGGAATTACCTCCATCGCGCGGCCGAGGGGTATGACATCGGGGTTGGTGTCTGTTCCTAACTCTCGCTTTTCAATCGCCATCAGTAATAAACCCTTCTATCCCGCTTCATCGGATGAATCTCCCTGTCGTAGTCATCACCTAACGACAAAAAGCCGCCCTGTCGGAAGCGCATGAGCGCCATTGTGGCCGAATCGCAGAAGTCATCATGGTCGCCATAAGGAAAAGCGGCCATTTCCTCGATGACTTCTTCGGCAAAACTTTCATCTGGTGCCCAAACCATGCCTGACTCGAAAATCGGGGCAACAGAGTTCATTCTTGCAATCTTATCCTGCCCCCTGCTCGGTGTATAGGCAGTGACCGGAATGCCAACGCGGCGCAGTTCCTGCGTCAAAGGAGTGCCGCTGGCTTTTGCCTCGATAAGCACGCAATCTGGCTCCCAATATTTATATTCTTCCCAAGCCAATTTCTTCAGTTCTGGGAAATCTGCCCGTACACGCTTGGCATCCAGCAAAATGATCTGCTCGGGGTCGCCATCTTGAGGCTGAAACACGGCCCAAGTGGTAATAGCGGAGTAGTCAGCCGTTTCTTTCTTGGAAAATGCCGTGTCATAGCTCTGTATGACATAGCTATACTCTGGAACATAGCCCTCTTCCCACCTTCGCCACCAGTCTCGCTTTACAATCGAGCCTTCTTCGGCGGTGGGATCCTGCATCCACTGCGCGTTCCACTTTGACAGCGGTAGGGATGCCTTGACGGACAAAAGCTCCTCTTTTTTCCAAAATTCTGGCCAAAGAGGGGCGTCTGAGTCGGGCATAATGGCGGGAAACTCCACTAATTCCCACTGATCCGCGTAATCATCGCCCTGCTTCTTCAAAACTCGGCCAACAAGGTCTTTGGTGCTCCACCGAGTCATCACTATGACGATAATACCGCCCGGCTGGAGACGCTGACGAGGGCCAGACGTGTACCATTCGTATACCGAATCCATGGCGCTAGGGCTCAAAGCGTCCTGCTCCGACACGGGATCGTCAATTATCAGCAAGTCCGCGCCGCGACCCGTAATCGCGCCCCCAACGCCCGCATAGAACGATTCGCCACCCTTGTTGGTGGTCCATCTGCCCGCTGATTTGTTGTCGGCTTGCAGTTTTAGCTCGGGGAAAACCGTCTGATATTCCTCCGAATCGATGATATTTCGCACCCTACGGCCGAATCTGACTGCCAATTCAGCAGTGTGGGTGGTTTGAATGATTTTGAGATCGCCTCTAAGCCCCATCATCCATGCTGGGAAGAAGGTCGAGGCAAATTCAGACTTGGTGTGACGCGGGGGGAGGCAAACAATCAGCCTTTTGAGCTTGCCCTGCGCGATTCGATTGAATTTTTCCCCGATAATCCGGTGATGGCGGCCCTCTACAAAATCGGGCCACTGACTTTTGACAAATTTAATAAAGTCTTTTTGGCAAACTTCTTGTTTTCGATCCTTTTGTATCTGTCGAGCAGGGCAAGCGCTTCCTGTTGCTCTTGCTCAGATAGTATTTCGAAGTCTTTGAGCGCTAAATTAGGCATCTCGCCACTCTAGCCCCTGCCAAAGCGCGCCCTCGGCCTTGCGGCGGCGCTTTAGCCCCTCAAGAACTTCTCCGCCAGCGCGATTCCAGCGCGCCATTTCTGCGGGCACATCATCATAATGGCCCTCATTGAGCTTACGGAGCAGGGTGCTTTCCTTGAGATTGGTGGGACCGAGGTTAAACGTCCAAGACACCAAAGCATCAAATTGATCTTGGTTGAGACTGACTGTGACAAGCCGATCAACGTGCTCTTCGAAGTCGCAAAGATCCTCTTTTAAAAGGGCCTCGGCCTCTTCTTCGGTGATTTTGTCGCCTTCTTTGACGCAGAAAGTATGGCCATAGCCAATAGTCCATACGTCAGCGCTACATTGATAGGCTTTTGTCTCACAGCCCTCAAAATGCTTGATGAGATCAATACCTTCCTGTGAGGTGTGCATTATTCTTTCTTGCCAGACCCCAGAAAAAGCCCGAAAGCCCCGGTAAGGGCTCCGGTCATCACTGAAACGAGACCAGCCTGCTCCAACGTAGGCTCAGACAGCGCCATAAACCAATCTACTACACGGTACGTCATTATCAACATGGCTAACATCAACAGCCTTGGAATAACACGCCAAGCGTTTAGTTGGTCAGGAGTCATTTGCCTGACCTCATTTTCATCAGCTTGTCAGCACCACGGATTCCGAATGACGCAGATACTGCAAGGAAGAGTAGATACTGATACCAGTCAGGCAAAGTAGATAAAACGTCAAAGCTGTAACGAACACGATCAACAACACCGGCATCGTCAGCCACAACAGAGTATCCCAAACAGAAAAGCGGGACTGCGAGTACAACCGTCCAAAACTCGTCCTTCCACGAGTTAGCAGACGCTTCGGCCATCTTTTCTTCCCAAGTAGCAGTATTGCTAATAACTTGCATCTTGGCTTTATGTTTAGCCTGCGACTGCTCATGGCGATTATTCATCCATGTTTTAGCAAGACCCGCTACTGGCCCTAGCAATGCTTGTAGCATCAGTCATCATCCTCTGGCAAAAACCGACCTTTTGCGTCCCGTTTCCGTTTTTTCTGGAAAAGATGTTGCACGGTATCGGTTTCCCAGATTCTGATCAGGGTCCAGACAATGGTGAAGAGTGCGGCCAAAGGCGGCAAAACTGCCGCGACAGTGCCCACTGCGGTTGCTACAGAAACCGTGTCTACAACTTGCTTCATACCGTCATCCATTTTAACCACAACACCCCGCCGAGTCATTGACAATGTTATCAGTGTGGCCCTAGATAATCCAAGCAATCGCCCCGCAAATCAAGCCCGTCAAAACCACCACAAGGAGCCCTGTGGAAATCGCCGCGCCCACCAAAAGGGCTTCCATTCTGTCGCTACACATCACGCCCCCCTACTTGTCACTGCGTTTACAATAACGCTAATAATGCCCCCAGCAACGCCCAAAAGCACAATAATCCAAAAAGACTTGATCAAACTGTCCTTGGCTTCCTGCTGAGCGTATACCTCGCGCTGTCTCTGCTCTCTTACTTCTTTAATGCACTGTCGGTACTCGGCGACCCCTTCATTTCCGTAAGCGTATCCCAACAACGTAATTAATTCTTTTCGCTGGTTTTCGATTCGTTTTTTGGCCGCAAACATCTGGGCCGCTTCCGCTTCCACAGATCCAGCAAAAACAATTTTTTTAAGAGGGTTGGTTCTTTTTTTGTGGCGCTGACTAGCGTACAGCACATCAGATGCGTGGCCTTGCCATCTGGCCACAACTTGGAAGGTGTCTTCGATGCTTTTGCCTGCCTCAATGAATGCGCGCACCCCAGCATACGCTTGACTAGCGGCCGCCGCGGCGGAGATTGGATCGATCATCAGACACCTTATGTATTACATATGGATCACATCTCCCTGTCTGATAATCCAAATAAAAAGTCCACGTCTTCTCGGGGTCTCCCTCAATCTCCTTGTAGACGCACATCCTGTAACTTTTAAGGCGAGTCCTGCTACCTATCGCCCATGTGTAAATATAAGTATCTAAGACAAGGTACAGATAAACAACTGACAAATATTTGACGCTACTATTTTGAGTCGATGAATTGAGCTATCGACATTCTACAGGCGTCCTCTTGAGCGCTCAAATGAGGAATGCTGGCGTGATTGACGCAAGAAGGAAAAACCACCGTCCTGCCTTGCTTGAAAGCCACCTCCACCCCTTGATCTGGAAAAGCAAAGCCGCCACCTGTGAACTCTCCATCGCCAAGCAGGGTGACCGCCGTTATCCGAGACTGATCTTGGTGAGCGTCGTATCGCTCCCCTACCGAGTAATAATTGGCTAAACATTGATCAAAGTTGGATTTTGCGACAAATTCAAAGACAACATCAAACGCTATCATCGGGCCGTACAGTCTTTTGTCAAATATTTTGCGGGTCGCCTTGAGTATTGGAGAGGCGTTTCTGTCACGATAAACATCGTCGAGCCAGACTCCAGACCCTGTTTTTTTAAAAACGCCCTCAGAGGTCTGTGCAGAGCCTGTAAACTTTGCCCCTGCGGCCAGTCTCCTAAGATCCCGAAGCTCTTGTAGCGCCTCCTCAATCTCTGTTGAGGAAAAGTAATTGTCTATTACGACATGAGAAAAATTTTTCTCTCGATAAAAATTTAACTCAATGTCCATTTGTGATTACTCGATTACCGCCGTGTCTGTATCAGCAA